TGACCAGCGCGAACGGTGTCGCCGTTCTTGATACCAGCAGCAAGCTCGGAGAGGTGGCCGTAGACCGTCTCGATGCCAAGCTCCTTGTTACGAATCCACACTACAAGCCCGTAACCGCCGGGATTGTTGGTCGTGTAGATGTCTCCCGAGTGCGTGGCGTAGACCTTGGTCCCAACGGGGCAAGCGAGGTCAAGTCCGTTGTGACCCTTCATCCCGAACTGTCCGTAGTCGAGGTAGTTCTTGCCGAAGAGCTGCGTGATGCGAAGCGCGTCTAGCGGGGAGTTGAGTCTGGTGACCGGAGGCATAGAGCGTGGTTCTTATCGTTGAGGTAGACGAGTATGGCCACGATGACCGCTGCCGTGAGGACGAACGGCCTGCCTGAGATGGCACCAGCCGTGGCGAGGACGATGACCGTGGCTTGGAGCGGAGCTTTCATGGCCGCGACGAGCCATTCACGGCCTGCCTTTGCGATGTGTGCTACCGGCTGAAGGAGTCTCTCTTTGAACGGACCCTTCTCATGCGGTTCGAGTGGGAGCGTCTTGTTGTGCGACTCAGTAAGCATGGGTAGGTTTTGTTTGGGGATGAGTAGGTTTCACCTCTTGACCGTAGCACACTTGGCGAGGTCCGTCTATACCTCGCGCAAGTTGACTGTGAGGGTGTACTCAAGGCCGACGCCTTTGAGCATGATAGGAACCTGCTCTTGAACCGACGACACCAAGACCTTGTAGGCGTTCGACGCAACGGTGTTGTCGGAGTGGCTGGCGGCCTCGGTCCCACGCGCTCCTCTCGTGCATCCGGTGAACGTCGTTCCTGTCTTGCCGGTGTATAGTATCTCCTCGTTGTCGATGCGGATTCTCCCTCGGTCATTGAACCCCGACGTCGAGTCGACGGTGATGGTCGTCGCTGTCTCAGTGAGCGAGCCGTTCAGGAGGGTCTGTCCGTAGTCGAGGTCTTGGTAGTCAAGTGCCGATTTCGTCATCCACGCCTGTTCGATGAGGGCGCGGAGTTCTCTGCCGGTGACACCGGACGGAGTGCCGTACAGGTCCATGAGGTGGTCGCCTGCGTTCACGGTGAGGCTCCACTCCTTCTTCTGGTTCGGCATCGGAAGGTACTCCATCACGAAGTCGTGGAGGACCGGCGTTGTCGTGATTGGTCCGTTGAGACGGATACGGAACCAGAGCTTCTTGAACGTCGTACCGGTAGGGAAGTAGAGAACCTTCGACGTAACCGCGTTCCCGTCAAGGTCGAACGATGCGGCCCCTAGTTCGGTCCATGTCATCGATGGAGACATGACATCCGTGCAGTAGTCGACGGCAATCTCTTCGCCGGATACTGTGAACTTATCGAAGAATAGAGTGACCGCATACGGGAACTTGTCGACGGCTTGGATGGTATCGATGTTCCCAAGGACGATGAAGTTCGCGTCGTTCGTCGACTTGTAGAGGCTTGTCCCCGCGTTCTTGTCGAGGTTCATCGCCACGACGTCGCGGTTGTCATCGTTTGCGTAGAAGAGGTAGCCGTCGGACGTGACGACGAGCGGCTCAATCTCGGTCTGGGTGTCGTCATCTCTGTCCCTGAACGTGTTGTGGAACACCTCCCCGTCGAACATGAGGTTTCCCCACCAGAGGCAAGCGTTGTAATCGACGCAACCGAACTCGATGCTCTCTGTCTGCGTGACGCCGGTCAGGTCGCTCGTCTTGAACCGGTCGAGGTCGTAGATTTTGGTGAGCTGGAACGACTGGTTCATTGCCCACACCTGAGCGTTCGGGATGGTGACGATGACGTTGCCACCGAGTTCCTTTAGCATCTTCCCGCCGTAGCCGTACTTCCTGTCGAAGTCAGCGCCAGCGAACTCACGAAGGATGGACTCGGTTCCTTCAGCGATGTCCCAATACCGGAGCTGAGCGCGTCGTCCGTTCTGGTAGTCAGTGAGGAGGTAGAGGAACCCATTGAGGAATGGCATCGAGTCGACGGCCATCCAGTCGGTCGATGAGTCAATCTTGGTAGCAGTCCAGTCGACGCCGAGTGCGGTCGTCGGGAGCGCGGCCTCAGTAGACGCAATGGCAGACCGCCTGTTCGTCGCATCGTAGACAAAGACGTAGAGCCTGTTCCCTACCACGACGCCGGTGTTGCAGGTCGTGTACGCTACGCCAGTGAGCGTTTGGATGAACGTACCGAGGTCGGTCCACGTTGTGCCGTCCCACGTCATTACCTTCGAGGTGTTGCTGGACGTACCGTGCTGGAACGACCAGAGCCTTTCTCCACGAATAATCATCTGCGAGACGGCGATGCACGAGGTGTCGAGTGCGGTGCCAGCGATTTCCGTCTCGATACCAGCAATGCCAGAACCGCCACCGTCCGGTGTCCAAGGGAACGACGAGATGTTCGGCCTGCCGTCGGTGTCGTCGTCGGTGCCGATGAGAAGCCTGTTCGCACCACCGATGTAGCCCTGTACGCCGCAGACAGCGTTGAGCGGAGATGCGTAGCCGATGTGCGATGACGATTGGCGGCAGAGCCTCAGCGAGCCGGGGACAGAGTAGGCGTCGATGTTCGTTGAGTAGTAGTATTGCGTGTCGACCCACGGCTGAGGTGTCTGTACTCCACCGCTCCAATCGGTCTGAGCGAAGTACCACCACTTCGAGAGGTCGTCGTACGACCGGTCGCCAGACGCAAACCGGTTCCCGTAGACGGACTGTTGGCCCATCCGATACGCGATGTAGTTCGGTGCGCCGTGAAGCAAGAGGCCGACACCATCAAGCGCAGTATGAAACCGCGAGCGGATATCAAGGAGGCTCATGGTGTCGTGTCGTTACGGACGGCCCTGACCGTCGATTGCTTTAGGGATGTTCCTCGACGGCTTCTTCGGCTTGAGACGCGCACGGTCAACCTCGAACAGACGACGGGCGCGGTCACTGAGCATGACGAACTCCTGAAGCTGAGTACGGGTGTTCTCGGTGCTGAGCTTGCTTACGCTCTCAATGACGTCCTTGTACCGCCATCGCCAATACTGTTCCTCGCACCCGAGCTTGACAAGCTGCTGCATGTCGTCTGGTACATCGAGAGTGGCTGCTGTGGTAGCTCCGAGCGTGTACTTCTTGAGTCCACGGATACGGAGCAGGTCGGCAGTGGTGAACGTAGAGAGCGACGCGACTCGGAGCGCGTTGTTCTCGTTGTCGTAACGCCAGTTCGACGTGTACTCCATCGGGGTCCAATCGAGCGAAGTGGATTGCCTGCGCTCGAACTCGTAGACGTCGATGCAGTACGGCTGCGCGGTCGTCAGTGAGATGGTCGTGGCACCGACTGTTGCGCTGACAGACGTATCGACGAACTCGCGGAAGAACTCCTTGCCGAGAGAGCGGATGACGTCGTTGACGAGAACGAGCCAATCGGCGTTCGACAGACGCACGGAGTACCCGGTCATTTGTACAGCAATGCCGTTCGTCGGGGCAATCGTCATGGTGAACGAGCCGGTCGACTCATCGAAGACGTAATCGGTGTCGTCTACCTGCAAGACGCTGTTGACGTAGAGCCGATGCGACGCGTCATCGAGAACGGGAAAGGCGTTCTCAGGAAGCTGGAAGACTGTCGATGTCCCGTCGCCCTCGAACGAAACGGAGAAAGGCTTGGCCTTATCGCCAAGCTGTTTTCTCAGTTCTTCGATGAATGTTAGGTAGGTCATACTGACTTGGTTACGCCGAGCTTACGCCCGACAGACGTGAGTACACCGACCACCATCCCTCGCACTTTCTGATAAGTGGCGATGTACGCGAGAAGGCGGTGGACGTTCCCGCCGTTCTCGGTAGTGCCGTAGATGTTGCTGCCGTAGCCGGACCCGCCAAAGGTTGCCATAGCCTAGAAGCCTGCCTCAATGATAAGAACAGCGGTCCCTACAGGGTCAAGGTTCTTTGTCCAGTTGAGGGTCACGTTGGTCGCATCAACCGTGACGGTTGCTTCTGCGTAGTCGCTCGACTGGTCGGCACCGAGGTTGAGATGTGCGATATAGCTTGCCGATGTGCCTGTGGTCATTGTAAAGCTGCCAGAAACGTAGCCGCCAATCCAAGCGCAGGCGTATGTACTATTTATCCAAGTTCCGACAGAGTGAAGCATCTGACCTGCGCTCCCGCCCGTAGAGTTCAAGAACGCCGTAACCTTAACCCACTTTGGCGCAACAGCTAGGCCGTGAGCGTGAACAGTGGTTCCTGTTGCTGTTGCGAGGTTGTACGTCGTTGCTGTAGCGAAACGCGGGTGGTAGTGGAGAACACTAGAACCGCCGTCGGTCAAGTCTTCTGCCTCAGCGCCGGTGATGTCAGTCGCTCCGAAGAAGGTCGCCATCTCAGCGAGGAGGGCTGTAGTCGGCATCGTCGCGCTCGGATTGAGGAGAACGAAGTCGGTGCCGTCGTAGACGATGAAGCAGGTCTGGTTGGCAACGATGTCGCCAGTCTCAAGCTCGGCCTTCGTCGACGAGCCGGAGACGTACTTCTTGATGGACTTCGCACCGAGGCTGTTCAGGTTCAACGTACAGGCCGTCGTGTTGGCGATGGTGAACTTGCCACGGAACGCTTGGCCAGTGACGTAGGCCGTGAGCGTCGGGGTGCAGACGGCGGTGTAGGTGTCGTCGGAGCCGGTACCATCTTCAGTGAAGAACGTCGACGCTTGACCCTGAAGGATGGACTGCAAGATATCGGGCGTAACGACGAGCTTCGCGCCGGTCCCACCTGTCAGCGTTCCTGCGAGAGCCTCAGCAGACGTGGCGAGTTCGACGAGTCCGGCGGCCGTGGACGAGGCGTTCGAGATGCCAGCAACGAGAGCGACGGCAGCAGCAACGGCGGCATCGGATGCAGCGAGGACCGTCGAGATGTCGTCAATCATCTTCTTTGTCATGCAGAGCGCGATGGCGTAGACCTTGCCGACGGTGTTCTTCGTCGAGGCAGAGGTAGACTCCTGAGCGCGGGTCACGGTAAACGCCTCGCCAGCCCTTGCGGTGACACGGACGATTTCAGCGTTCGGGTCTTCGGCGGGGTTGGTGTAGTCGGTGATGTTCCACCAGACGATGTTGAACGCGCCGTCAGCGGTAGCAGGGAACTTGGTCCCATAGCCGGTTACGGTGTTGAACGAGGTCGCTGCTGCCGAGTGGCCACCGGCCTCGACGAGTCCGTAGGCAAAGTTCTTTGTCGGGTCGAGTGCCATAGTGGTTATGTCAGTGGGATAGGATACGACCCCGAGAGGGGTGGACTAGGCGTCCTTCTTGGTCGCCTTGTGCATGAGGTGAGCGGCGAACGTGACGCCGACGACTTCGACAGCGGCCTTCACGACGGCATCGACATCGGTTGGGTCGAACGTGCCGGACGCGGCAACCTTCGTTCCGACGACGCCGAGAGCCGAGAGAAGCGTGGCGACAGCGCGGAGCTTCACTGAGCCGGACAACCCGAGCGCTCCCTTAGCGAGCTTGGTGCCGCCGAACGAGACGACGAACGACGCGATGATTGAGGCGAGTGCAGTCATGTCCATAGTTAGCGTTGGAAGTAGTTGAGTAGTTGGTCGAGCAACTGATTGAACACGACGGCGGCTCCGATGATGAGGAACTTCCACTGTTCAAGAGTACGGACACGTCCTTCGAGCGTGATGTAGTCCGTCTTCATGTCCTTGAGCGAAATCGCCAGTCCATCCAGTTTCGCCAGTACCTCGCCCTCGAAGCGTCCTTGTAGGAGCGCTTCTTTGTCTTCCATACCTAGCATTTACTTGACGGCCTCCTCGACAGGAGCTACCTCTTCGATGATGACGACTTCTTCTTCCTTCGCTGCAACAACCTCTGCTTCCTTAGCTTCGACCTCCGCTTCCTTCTCGGCCACTACTGCTGCGATAGGAGCGGGAGCGAGCTTTGCTTCGAGTTCGTCTGCCGCTGCGTTGTGCGTGTCTGCGATGTTACGCAGCGTGGCAATCTTTGCTTTGATTGCGAGCACATCGACCTCAACCTCGGTGACTTCGACGACGCGACCTTCTTTGACTTGGAGTTCTTTGGACATATTGAGAGTGTCTAGTTAGACGAACTTTAGACTTAGTTTAGACTTAGTTTAGACTTAGGCGACTACCCATAAAGAGGTACTCACCGCGAAGAATCTGCGCGACGACCCTGCTACAAGTGTGGTCGAGATGTCTACCCCTGCACCAAGGTCGTCCGAGGTGAAAGGGTAAATCCTCAGCGTTTGCGCTCCACTGTTAATGACCGTGACATACCGACCAGCAACGGCGGTTGGAATGGCGATGGTGTCGTTCGCGTTGGTACAGGTCACTACATGGATGATGTCGCCAGTAAGTGCAAGCGCTATGCCAGCAGCTTGCGTTTGCGTCGTACTGGCAACTACGCCAATGTCGTTATCCCGTCGAAGATGATTGTCAAGAACAATTCCATTCGTCCCAGATAATTGGAGTGTTCCGCCAGATGAGATAAGCAGGAACCCTGCTCCAGTGTATGAGAAGAACATGTTGTCAGACGCATTCACATTCACCGCGCCAATAGTGGTAGCGTTGAGTGCGTCTAAAAATGCTAAGTTTTTGTTGTTTTTTATCGTGACCTGTCCGGGGAACTTGAAAATCGCGTCCAAAGTATCAATGTCCAAGATTGCAATTGAAGAGTCTGGTCCAAATTTTAATTTGTTAGTCGAGCCAGTAGAAGTTTCCCTCATTATCAAGCTATTCGCATTTCCGTTGTTCGTGAACGATGTGATTGCGCTGAAATTATTGCTGGCGTCAAAGATGTTCATCCCCACCCCTGCGCCAATCGTAATATTTATCGCTGCGAACTGGTTGGCAGTGAAGACACCGTTTGACTGGTTAACATTGATATCACCAAGGATGCGGTTCCCAATGACGCGACCTGCTCCTGACCCAGCGCTAGTGGCTCCGGTGTTGAATGTGAGCTTGCCGAATGTCGAGCTTAAGATTGTCGCCCCGCCCGTCTCAACGAGAAGGATTCCTCCTTCGTGTTGCTGCGTCGCAATGCCAAAGATTTTGTGATAGAGGGTAGGCGTTCCGGAAATTCCAATCTCAATATCCCACGAATTCACTCCGGTAGCAGAGGTCGAGTACGAACCGTTGGTTCCAAGAATGGAGTTTGAGTCGCCTGTCATTAAAACTGCACGACCACCCGCGAAGTTCGATGAGCAGTTGATGAGTTGGACTCCATTACCTGCGAAGGAGCAGTTGTCCCCCGTAAAGGTTGGGTATCCTCCGTAGAACTGAACGTTCTCCATCAAAAAGTTCAACCCAGTACTCGTCAAAATCTTCCCATTCGCGTTCTTTGCGAGGACCGCCTTGCCATTCGTACAACGCATCGACTGATACGCCGTGGATTGTGTGAGGCCAGCACAAGCATACGTCCCCGGTGGGAGTTCTACGTCGAGTCCTGTGAGCAGGGCAGCGTTAATCGCGTCAGTAGAACTTGTGCTTCCAGTGGAATCGGCTCCGAACCATTTGACATTCGCCACGCTACCGGTAGAAAACCTTTTCCAACGACCACTCCTTGTTCCCCAAACCGTAAGATTGTCTGCCGTATCAGTCGCATTGATGTCCCAACGAATCAGCCCTTCGCCGCCATCACCGGCGGACGTTCCGCCGATGAGAACCCTCACCTGTCCATCGAAGTCACCAGCGGATGGAATCTGCGAGTACAGCAAACCCTCTTGCGGCCTGAGCGCAAGAGAGTTGCCGCGAGAATCTTTAGCTAGTACTTCAAATGCCATATGCGACTAATTGAATACCACGAACCCGACGGAGCGTTCTGTCGCAGTTGCGCCACCAAGCTCAATGATAAACGACCCAGCCGACGGGACTACCGACTTGACGTACGCGGTAGCATCACCGTTCGAGCGAAGGACGGCCATGACGATTGACGAGGTTGAGACAAGCGAGTTAGTGACGGTGAGTGTGGAGTTTCCAGCAGCGAAGTTGACTGTGCCGGACGGCTTGTTGATGGTCTGGTTGCCGGTCGTGCCGCCAGCGGTGTTCGTGGCGTCCATGAAGACGTGGCCGTCCGTGTCGATGCGGAATCGGAACGTCCCAGCCGTCGTCAGGTTGAGGAAATTCTGGTTGCCGGAGCCGACTGCCGTGTTCGTACGGTCGATGAGGAGCGAGTCGAAGGCTGCTGTGCCGGTCTGGTTGATGGTTTGTTCCATCTTAACACCGACCTGTGAACCCGATGAGGCGCTGTATGAAGTGTCGTTTTTTACAGAGAGGCCGGGGAGCGAGGTTGAAGTCGTGATTTGAGATTGAATAGCCCAATAGTTGTTCGGCTGGGCAGCGTAGAGAAGGTGCTTACCGGATGAGGCGTTGGACGTAATTGCCGCCCAGAACGCGCCATTGTACGACCAGTCAAGTCCACGGGCGAGGGCCGAGGTGGTTGTACCGCTAATGAGAAGCCTCTGAGTATCTGCAAGGACACCTGAGGCGTTGGTTGGCGTTTGGAATACTTCAAACAAGGAGGCTGGTGCGGCAGTGTGGATGCCAACATATCCAGTAGCAGACGTAATCGTAATTCGAGGCGAGCTGCCGTCCTGTGCAATGCTGAACTCGTTTGTAGAAAGAGCGTTGGACCTAATCTGCCAATCAGTATCTCCCGGTTTGCTCAAATATACACGCGGTGAGTTTGAGCCAGTTGAGCTTATTACTGGACTTGTCCCTTCCACTTCAAGATTGAAGTCTGGGGTAGTTGTCCCAATTCCGAGCCTGTTGTTGGTGTCGTCGAAGAAGAAGCTGGCGTTGTCCTGACTGACGAGGCCGCCGGTTCCTGCAAAGAGGACGCTGCCCAGCGTCATCGACGACAACGTGAAAGAGCCGGTCACGATGAGCGTGGCTAGCGTTGAGGCGAGGTACGCTACGCGTGTTGCAAAGTTCATGTACCTACGGTCTTAGGACTTAGAGAAGAGCGAGTAGGTGAGCGTAAGCGACGAGCTGGTTGCTGTACCGTTACCAATGGCACGGACGCGGTACTTTCCGAGAGACACAGGGACGACGAGTTCGTAGATGTCGGTAGCATTGAACTTGTGTTCGGCGGCGTAGCAGTCGGCGTTCGTCGTTCCGACGACAAGGTTCGGGATGACAGCCCACGTCGTTCCGTTGTCAAGGCTGTGTTCGATGCGGAGTCCGAGAGTCGTGAGAGAGCCGATGGTGAAGTCAACGATGAGGCGCATGTAGTCTGCGGTCCCTGCTTCAAACGAGTCAGAGGCGACGAGAGCGCCGGTCAGGATAGCCGCCGTACGGATAACGACTGGCGTGGTTGCGTTGGTTGTCATTACGGTAGTATGACGGAGTTATAGGATATGACCCCACGATGGGGTAACGAACTTAGTCGTTGTCGGGGGCAGTTGCGACCACGGTCGTAGCGGCGACAGTGAGCGCAATCCATCCGGTAGCACTCACCTGTTCGCAGATGAGAGAGGTGTTTGCGGCTACGTCGAGCTGGTTCGTTCCGTCACAGTCAACGAGGTTGACCGTGTTGCCGGAGGAATCGGGAGTAACGAGTTCGTAGCCGTTCGCTCCGACAGTAATCACGACGCGGCGTCCGATGGTGTCTGCCGAGCAGACAGGGAGAACCGCGTACTCAGTAGCGCCACCAGAGGTGAGTGCAACGTGAGTGGCGATGGGGTCAATCTTTGCGGTGAAGACGCCGTTCGCAGCCGTGGTAAGCGCCTGCTTCACGACATCGTTCACCTTTACCAGACGCTGCTGGCCTTCGTTGGTAGCCATGTTTGGTGGAGGTGAGTGAGCCGGTTCTTAGAGGGGAACCGGCAAGCCCTTCACCTCATCGGTCTATCGAAGACCGATTACGCGTTGAGGTTGGTGTGGATGGCGAAGGTCGAGGTAGCGTTACGGCACTCGAAGGTGTACTGGCCCGTAACGAGAGCGCGGTGCGAGCGGCCAAGCTTAGCAAGCTCTTCAACACGCATGGCGTCGCCACGGAGAGGAAGAACCTTCATCTTGGAGAGGTCGCCCATGACGATGACATCATCGGGCATGGAGGGGTCGACGATGACTTCAAGCATCCAGCCGAGGTCGGTGCAGAACTTGTCGACGACGTAACCAGCGGTCGTGGTCGAGTAGTCAGAGCGACGGTAGGCTTGGTCGAAGGCAGAAATCTTGCGCTTCTGCGAGCCAGAGACGAGAACGAAGTTGGCCACGCCACCGTCGTCCCAAATCTGCTTCGCCATGACGTTGAGGACGGTCGGGGTCAAGTCTTCGGCGGTCGCGTTGGTGTTGCCACCAGCCTGCGAAGCGAACTCGATGAGGCCAGCCATCGTGCGGTACACGGTGTCGGAACCGACAGACGCACCGGAGATGGAGTTGATGACGGTGCTGTTCAGCTCGCGGTGGATTTCGAGGAGGCGCTGAGCAATCTGGTAGGTGAACTCGTCAGCAACACCAGCCTGCAAGACCTGACGGAGCGTGTGCGAAATCTTGACGGTCTTGGCGAAGATGTGGGTGTAGTTCGACACCTTCGTGCGGAGCGTAGACTCGTCGCTGTCGTAGTCTTGGTTCTCCTGCTGCGGGTGGGAGATAATCTGAAGCGTGAGGTCGGTTGCGGAGCCGTACGACTCAGCGGAGGTCGAGCCGTAGCCACGGACGATGGTAAGAGCGTCAGTGGAGATGCCAGTGACCTGCATGACTTCCGTAGCGCCCTGATACTTCACCTTGAAGAGAGTACCAACGCGGAAACGAGCGCCATGTCCAGCAGCAACGTCGAGAGTCGTCTCGGAGTTGTCGATGGCTTCAGCGGCAGTAGCGGTGTTCGGGTTCAGCGCGTCTTCCATCCAAGAGTGGAGGACTTCGGTGGCTTCACCACCCATGCCAATCTTGGAGAGGAAGGCGGTGTTGTCCTTATGGACGATGAGCGCGAGTTCGTTGGAGAGGTCGAGGAATACGCCTGCATTCTGGTCAAAGGACGCAGATGCGGCGGCAGCGGCGAGAGCCATGCTGTAAGGGGTTACTTGCTAAGGCGAGCGGCGAGGGAGCCTGCGATAGCGTCGCGGAGATGCGGGGCTTTCTGAGCCTCGACAACGCGCTCTTCGACAGACTTACTCGGTGTGTTTACAGCGGGAGCCGGTACGGTTGCGGGAGCAGGAGCAGCCGGAGCCGGGGCGTTGATGGTCGTAAGTCGAGCATCGAGTTTCTCGGTGACAAGCGCGAGGGCGTCCTCAGCGTCGATGGCATCGGGAGCGAGCGTCGGCAATACGGCCAAGGGATTGTTCACCATGAGGTCACGGAGCGTCGGGTCAGAGTCGAGCAACGCTCGATACTTCGGTTCGGCTGCGAGGCGCATGATGAGACGTTCTGCTTTCGCGTCTTCACGGCTGGCCTGTTCGCGCTGCTCGTCCTCGGTAGGAGCGGCAACGGGAGCGGCTTGGCGGCTGAACGGCGAGGCAAGACCTTTCCCCATAGTCCTGTCGTAGAGAGCGGCCTTGCGACGGGCTGCGTCAGCTTCGCGCTGAGCAGTGGCGGCACGGGCGGCGTCCCTCTCCAACTGGTCCAGTTTCTCCTTGCTGACCTGAACCATGTCAGCGTTCGTCTCGGCAGGGGCGGCTGCTGGTGCGGCGGCAGGAGTGCCGTCCGGTTGCACCGCAGGGGTGGCTGCGTTTTCCATTTGATTGTAGTTATCCACAGGGGCAAAGCCCTATGGAATACGGTGTTTGCTCCGTGTCAGGACTATGACACACTTTGCTGCACATTGTCAAGTCCTTGTCAAGTCCCTACTTTCCGAAGATGGTATTCCCTACGTCCGGGGTCGTTCGGAGTCCTCGGTCGTACTTCCTCTTCTCCTTTTCATAGTCCTCGAAAGCCCCCAAACCAGAGGTAATCGCTGGCAAGACGAACCGGAGAGCTGGGTCGACGAGGTTCCTTTCCGTCGAGAAGTTGATTCCCCCAAGTGACAGAGAGTAGAGCGGAACGGACGGGGCAAGGTCCATGAGGAAAGTTTCAATGAACTCCTTGAAACCTGCTTGGACGTTGGTTGGTATCTTCCTCGGGAACGGTTTACCCGTCCTCACGTTTACGTCTCCCTTGTCACCCGGAAGGACGGCGAGGTTCTCGATGAGCCTTGAGATGAAGCCTGCCGGGATGCCACCTACGAGTCCTGCACGACCGCCGAAGAGCTTGCCGTCAAACGCCGCGTCAATGGTGTTGCTCACTTGCCCGTAGGCTGTGATGTACTCTGCGAGCGGAACAAGGATGTTCTTGTTCTTCTTGCGCCACTCAAGCCCCTCATCGCTCTGCGCCCATCGAGCATGGTTGATGAGTCCGTTCGTTACTATTGCTCTCGACATTGGCTCAAGGCTGTTCAGCCATTTGCCAGTCAGTTGCATTGTCTTGATATTGAACCTCGCGGGGAAGAGGACTACGTTCAGGGTTCGCATGAACGGCGACGTCATAATCCCGCGTTCGTAGGTGTAGATGCTCTTGAGGGTCGATGTCAGTTCAGCGGCGAGGTTCGGGTTGATGTACTTTCCATCGCCAGTCTTCTTGAGAATCTCACCGAGAGTGGTGTCATACTTCTCAGCGAAGTGCTTTGCGGTTCGCGTCATCTCTGTCGCCATCGTTTTGTCGGTAGCGTTGAGCCAGTAGTTGTCCGAAGCGGTTGTTCGCTTGAACTTTGCGACGTCCTTGAGCGTCTCTGTCCCGTCGAAGTTGGTCGCTCGGTAGATTTGCTGAATCTCAGGAGAGTTGAGGGAGAGGCGAGTACCGAAGTCTTCACCAACCGCGTCAAGAACTTTTGCAACCTCTTCGTTCAGGACGGGAGCCGTTGCTCTGCTAGCGAGAGTGCCACTATCCGCAAGCCAGTTACGAATACGTCCTGCGAACGGGAGGACATTGCCTGTCTTGAGCATGAGTCCTGTGTTGATTCGGCCTTCCAAGAAAGTCTGACCAGCGAAGAACGCCGAGAGCCGTGAGTTGTAGCCGATATGACGGACAGCCTTGATGTAGTTGCTATACCAGTCAGAGAACGGTGAGTTCCTCGACCGAACCCAATTGATTGCATTTTCAGCGGCACCGATGGCGCTCGCCGGAATCTCTGAGAGCGACTTCTTAGCCAACAGCTTCACTGCCGCCGCCGTCTTTGCGTCGAGTCCCGCCTTGATTAGAGTCTTCTCATTAAGGTCGATGATGGAGCGAGCTGAGCCAGTGAAAACTCCGCTTTCGCCAGCAGCCTCTTCGATTAGACGAATGTTGCGAGTGAGGTAGTCGTAGAGCTTTGTTGTTGGAATCGTAACGCCCTTGATGCGAACTGTTCGGCCAAGAGATGTAGAGAGCTTTTGCGAATTGCGGATGAAGTTCTCTCGGAAAAGGAAGGTATCAAGTCCCTCATACGTTGGCTTCATCGAGAGTCCAAGGTAGTCGAAGACGCGACCAACGGTTCCAGCTTCACGGAGAACGTCAGACCTTCTCACGCTACTCTGAGCGTCGGTTAGTTGGCCTGCGTACGAGATTGGCTTATTCGACGGAGCGACAGTCACACGATAGCCGCTTTCAGCTACTTCTCTTGCGAGCAGTTGAACCTCGGGAGAAAACTTCGAGAAGTCGACTATCGACGGCCCTTTCTCAATTTCTTCGAGAAGTTTCACTGAGCTACTCGCTGCGTCTCCGATAGCACCAGTCTTCGGCCAGTTCGCCGTGACTTCGTGTGCGATTCTTGACCAGTCTTCACCGTAGATGTCTTCGAGTTCCTTGGCCAACTTGAGGGAGTCTTTGCCATTATTCTCGGCAATCGTCCTTGAAATTGCGGTCACGGTATCAGAGTCAAGTGTTCTTGTTGGGACGTATTTTGTCGTATCGTCGATGAAGCTACTGAACCGAGCGATGTCATCTTCACCCAATGAGAGTGGGTTCTTGCCATCCTTCGTCAGTTTCCAAAGGAAGGCTGCGCGACTCGCATCCGAACGAAGTGTCATGTAGAGCGTCTGGTCCATCTTCGAGAGCGAGAGCGACGGGACTCCTTTGTTGAGGGCAGCAGAACGCTCGAACATTTTTTCAGACAACTGCTCGAAAGTTGCTTGTTGAGTCAAGGCAAGAGCCTTACTAGAGGCGTCAACGAATCGTGCGTGATACTTAACCTTCTCAGCGAACGGAAGCGCAGAATAGGCTGGGTCAGCCTTGTTCCACTCCTGCATTATACGGAAGCGGTTTTCGACAGTGTTCAGTAGGCCGCGTTCCGCAAGCTGCTGTTCTGCTGCTCTCTCAAGGGCGAGAGCGCCATCCATATCAGAAGCAATTTCTTCCTTCGTGAACAGGCGAGAGACGGCCGACTTCTCAACTTCTCCAAAGATTTTCTTGGTCAGTGGCTTTGCAATCTGTCCAGCTCCACGGAAGACTGCACCAAGCGGATTGTCTGCCACGTCAGCGATGTCGAACGCAACCTGTGTCGCCCTCGCAAAACCCGTCGTGCTTCCTTTTGATTGCATCCCAACAGCGTCATGGATTGCGTCAACGGATGCCTTGAGAGCCTCATCCGTAAGACCAGTCTTCTTCAAGAAGATTGTGGCGACTTCACGAACGGGAGCCGTGTCTCCACTTCTGATGGCTTGAGAAATTGCGGAACGGAACCCGACGTTCTTAGCGAGCTGTTTCGTCGCGGCCTCGCCTGCGTGAAGAGTAGCTGCCTTTGTTGCACTTGTCGTCGCCGCCTTCGTTGCGAGAGAGCGAGCCGCACCGGTAAGCAACATGACAGGCGTTGCTGCGTCCATTGAGTTCAGGAGAGGGTTCTCCAAGAACTCATTGCGCTTCGCCCTGTCTCCTCCCATCCAACCTCCAAGAAGTTCCGTTGAACGAACAATCCCCTTTCCAGCAGAGACAGCGACCTCCTTGACGAGCTTGCCGCGCTCTTCATTCCTTTTGTCAGCCTCTTTGTCACCGAGGACGAGGCCACGAAACGAATCGCGGGTACTCTTCAAAGCGCCTCCTGCAATGATAGGAACAAGATGAACAAGTCCTCGAACCAACGTCGAGGCGTCATTCCCGACATTTTGCACCACTTCACCGAAGCTGATGTCGTCCGTTGCATTTGGGACTATCGTGATAGTCGGTGCTTCCTGCGCCATCATTGGGGCCGGAGCGCTAGACGGCACACTGCCGGAACGAAAGCGGTTCAGTGTGTTAACTCCGTTTCCCATAGGTTAGGCTGCTTTACGGAAGAAGGACTTAGCGCGTTCCATGACACCTTCAGTGGTCCCTGACTTCGACTCCTTGATGCCAACGGAGCGATTCTTCTGTCCAAAGAAAACCGTCTTCTCCGGTGCTTCTGCTCCTTGCGGTGGATTCTCTGTCGTTGCTCGAAGCACCCTCTCAGGTATAGCTTTTCTTCGTGCCATCAATCCTTCATCAAAGTTCGCCGCGCTGAATAGCTCTTCGGCGTTCTTAGAGTGGACCTCGAAATCATCAGGGCTGATGTTGACGAGCGACGAAACAAGCGACTGTCTTGAAAGACCACCGCCATCACCGCCGTTCATGGCGTAGGTAAAAGCGGGGTCTTTGACAAGAGCGTCGACCTTCTCCTTGTTCATTTTGAAAACCTTTCCGTCTTCATTCTGGTACAAGTATGAGCGGAGAGGCTGTCCAGTCTCCTCATCGACACCGAGATTTGCGTACACGATTTGGCGTGGCTTGAGTCCACGCTCGCGCTTCTTGAACAACTCAGGAGTGAGTGAGAAGGCTCCCGGCTCCTCAGAAAACTTAACTGTGTTTTCCGTTGAGGGAGAGAAGATTTTACCTGAGACATCCGTGTTCGATGAGAACACCGACTTCGGTGGATAGAACCTCGCATCGCCAAGCTGGACATATTTAGTCTGCTGGTCCTGTTTTATCGTCCCATAGACAGGAATTGCCGCAGAAGAACCGAGCGGAACTGAGACAGATGTTCGGCCCTTGCCTGCGAGTTTCGATTGCGGAAGCAGAGAGGTTGAGACGATTGACCCATCAATCGGGTCAGGCTCTACCAAGAATCCAAAGCCATCAAGCATTGTTGGCTTTCCATTTACGTCGAGCTTCACACTACCGCCAAGTACGTCGCGCTGCATTGCACGAAGCGACTCAACCGTTGACGAGTGTTCGTCAAGAAGAAGCTGAAGCGCAGTTGCATCGTCACCCTTCTCAGTCTTGAAGTTTATTTCGTCACGGAGGCGGCCACTAATGAAGTCGAAGTCGGACGTAATCTCATTGATGACGGCAGCCGGAGAACGCATTGCGTCGTCTTGGTCTACCTTGTACATCGAGTTTAGGGCGAGTTCGTACTCACCCTTAGACCTATTGGACTCACGCGACTTCTCTTTGATGGTTGTGAGTTCTGTGTTGTAGCCTTCGTAGAGAGTCTCGGCATCGAGACGCTCCTTTATCGTCCCTTGCTCAATCCAAGGAAGAATGTGGGTCATAGCTTCCTCAAGACCCTTGGCCTTATCTCCTGCGCGAATAGCTTTCTTGATAGCAAGCTGCGCTCGGTCTTGTGCAATGGTGAATGGCTTTGTCCCTGACGACCCTCCGAAGCCTCGGAGAATCATATTCGTTCGCTTGCTCATAGTCTGTGCGGTTAGACGTTCCAGCCCTGAGTCTTCCAATGCTCCACGTCTGATTCGTAGACTTGGTTTGTCTCATCAGCGCCAGTGATTGCGTTCTTGCGCTTGATTGTGACGAGCGTTGGCGGGTTTGCGCCAGTGAGCGGAGGATTGTTCGGCTGGTTCGGTTCGACGACCATTGGACCCGGCCTCTCCTGCGGCTGCTCCGTTTCAGGGAAGACAGATTTTGCCGTAGGTGTCGGCTCAATGTTGATTCCAAACGGAGACTTGCGTGGCTCACCATTCTTTTGTTTCTCCGGGTCAATCTTCGGAAGAGCCGGGTCAACTTGAGGTGCCATCCTGAGTGCATCTTCCCGCGTTACTGAACCGCTATTCATCGCCATCGTCAGGTCGTTGGCTGCGCGAGCGGCGAGGTTCACGAGGTATGAAGTAACGTCGACACCGTACCGCTTGCCAATGTTTTCGATTTCCCTTGCACCGCCAACGTGGTCGAGGTTGTTGGATGCAATGTCAGCAATCTTCCCCGCGTACGCCGCGACAGACGGAGCGAGCTTGTCGGCACGGAGAGCCTCGATGCGGTCAACGAACGCCTCAAGTCCCGGCTGACGAATAGCGGAGTTGAGCGTTGCGTTCACGAAATCGAGGGTGGCCGCCGTTGGAGTACCAGAGACGAGCGCATCCTTTTTAATGCGATTGTCTACAGAATCAGACAGCTCCGAAAAGAAGTTCCCGAACGTCTCATCCTGACCGGACAAGAAATTGGTGCGCTTCTCAAGCCAGAACTCTTGGCCATTGTTGTACCGCTTGCCGTCGATGGTAACGGGAATCCCGGCGGTGGTCGTCTGCGCCATCGAATTCATAAACGACAACTTCTCCTCTGGCGTTGTTCCACGAGAAGTCGATGTTACGCGCCAGCTATTGACCGCATCAACAACCTTCACGGTTTCGAGCTGTCCTTTGAGCGCAAGGAGCTGCCCGTCTCGGAGAGTCACCTCAGCGTCGTCGCCCTTTACCGACGCTTCATACTTCGCTGAGACGATAGTTGAGATGGCTTTCTCAAGCTCTGCTCGTGTTCCGTCTTTCTCTGCGAGCAGTGAGCGATTGGTGATGAGTGTCCGTTTGTCAGTCTCAAGACTCTTTCTCGTCTCTGAGATTCTCGTGTTGATTTCCTCACGAAGCTGCGGGTCAGTCTCGGCAGAGAGCTGGTCGCGTAGATAGTTGAGCTGCTCCTCATTATTACGAACTCCCTCAGTGAGTTCAGCGAGAGTATTATCGTAACTCATGCGGAACTTCTTAAACCGAGCAAGTTTCTTTGTTTGCGTCACGCTCGTCTCAAGGCTTGCCTCCTGACCGACGGAGTAGAACGGAGACTCCTTGAGTTCCTGAACCTGCTTCTGCCTGAACTTGATTTGGTCTTCGTAGCTCATGCCGTCAGCGATGGCCTTCTGAAACTCAAGCTCTTGCTTCGCTTCATACTCGGAGCGAGCGCCACGAATCGAGTTCGCTGCGTTCGCTACGACCGTGTTCAGGTCGATGGTGAGCCGGGTCGGTTTTCTGTTCTGTGCCATAGGGATGCTTACTTCTTAGTAGGGGCTACCCTGTTCGGCTGACCTGCCCGTTGGTTCCGTTGAGCGATAGCGCCTTCAGCGCTGACCGGCGACGCCTGACCTGCAGCTGCCATCGCCATCTCTTCCTCCCTGTCCTCCTCGGTCGTAATCATCGGCGTTTGGTTCGTTGCTCCTTGCTGCATCTGCATACCGGGCTGCCTGCTGATTTCGATGGCGAGAACCGGGTCTGCAAGCTCCTCCTTCATGAGCTTCTGTTCCTCGCTCGGGTTCGGGATGCCGATGTTGTGCATCGTGGTCGTGAGCGATTGGGTCTTCTGTGCGAACTTGTTGAGTTCGTCGGAGACGGAACGGACCAACACTGAGGAGATGAACACGTCGGTCGCGTACCACCCGCCGATGATGGGCCTCGACTCCGGCATGTAGATTTCCATGAGCCTGAGCGACTGCTCGTTGAGTTCCTTGAGAGCCTTGACCCACCACTCCTTGCGGAGAGAAATCTTGTTGTTGACGCCCTGCATGATGACCGAGAGCGCACGGCCCGTGGCCTGCATGACGTTGCTCTGTGGGTAGAGGACGTTGTTCATGCCACTGAGTTGCACAATGTCCTGCTTCCGTTCCTGAGTGTACTTCTCAACCGGGAAGACCTCACCGCTTCGAGGCATCGCGTTCAGTTCCGCGTCGTCACCGAGCTGATAGATGACTGTTTCACCGGACCTGATTTCAGTGATAGCGTCGATGTTCTTGCCCCAATACGTCGGCTTGGCAAGTTCTTTGATGAGGTCGCCAAGGTCGGTCGTTCGCTCGTTGTACTCCTGCTGCGCGTCGAGTTCGTTCTCGATGTCAGACGTACCACGCGGCTCGCCGGGAAGGTGGATGTTCGGGATGAACTTCAGTGGGATGAATCCGAAGTCGTGCTTCGCGTAGTCAATCATCCGGTTCCCTTCCCCAAGGAAGAGCGCGTACTCTTCACCGGTCCAGTACATTCGGAACGTGACCATCTTCTGATTCGTTTGGAAGATGTTGCCGGTCGACTTCTCCCAACCGGGGTCGGCCTGAAGTTTGATGCCAAGGCGCTTCATGTCTTCACCGACGAGGCGTTCTGCCTTCGCCATCGAGACGCGAACAATCTTCACGAAGCCATCAAGCTCAGTGAAGTTGTCATCCTTCCAAATCGGGAGGATGGATTCCGGGTTGTCTTCGTTCGTGTATTTGATACCAACGAAATTCTTGTTTCCGTTGTCATCGACATCGAACTCAGGAATAGGTCCGTAGATGAACGTGTCACCGAACAGCGAGCCGGTACGACCGCCGCGCTGAAAGACGAGCGGCAGCGAGTTCTGCTCGTGGATGGCATCGAGAATCTTGGTCCGTGCTTCAGCGAGAGCGCGTTCCATCGGGTCGTCAACGCGCTTTGCGACGCCGGTGTTCTGCGGCGGCTCGTTCGTAAGGAACGCGGTGTAGTTCTCGACGACGGTTGCGAGGTAGTTGTATGTCCTCGCTTTGCCGGAGAGCTTTTGGAACGTCCACTGAGCGCCCTTGTAGAAGTCACGAAGAACGCGATACCCGACGTAGATGCCGTCACCAGAGACGCGCTTCTGCCAGTCGGTCTTTAGGTCGGCCTCCATCAATTTGAACTCGGACTCGAAGCGCTTTGCTTCCGGTGAGTCGAGTCCGAGTTGCCCGGTCTTAAAGATTGGGAACATACTCTAGTAGAGCTTAGTGACTTCGGTTCGCTGCTTATGGAGGCGACCGGGACCGCGTTGTTCGTATGATGCGAGTCTATCAATTCCCTTCGACTGGACTCCGACCACTGCTCGCGGGAACTTCTTGTAGATGTACGCGACACCCATCATCAGTGTCATAACGTAGTCCTGCTTCAGCTTGTCGTCATCGACGTGATAGACGCCGAGCTGCTCCGACTCCTCTGAGATGTAGTACAGCTCGAGTGCGCCGTACGTCGGGTTCTCTTCGATGATTGAGCCGTCGACCTCTACCTCGCGTGGCTTCCGGTTCTCCGACATCGCACGCCTGAGGAACATGAGCGCCTCGTCCTTCGGGATGTCGTGAGCCTTTGGCGAGATGTCAGCGAGCATCTTCTTGATGAGGACTCCTCCCATCGCCGCTGCGTCCATGACGTAGAGTGGACGGACCTTGTTGTGCGTGTCCGGGTCGTCGTAGGTGTAGCTGTCGTAGAGTGAGCGAGCGACGGCGAGTTGGAGGTGCGGGGAGCCGCCGGTCATTGTCTCGTGAGCGACGCGCTGAATCTTTCCTTTGGTAATCCAGTCGGTGTAGTCAAGGATGTAGTGAACCGACGGGTCGCCCGAGTCGGCCATTCCCCAATCGCTGACCATGAGGTACTTCCGACCTTCTCGGCAAGGAGATGGTCCATGAAGCGTGTACATGTGGTCAATCTCCATGGCATCGAAGAACGTCGCGCCGCTTGAGATGAACTCACCAAGGAAGACCTGCCGGTACTTGTTCTTGTCGGTCGCCATGATTTCAGCCTTCGCTCTCTCTCTCTGCGCCCTTGGAATAAAGGTGTTCTCGTCGATGGTCGAACGGACGGACCACCAACCTTCGAGGCACTCGGCACCCTTCTTGACGATACGCATGTAGAACAGGTGCGACTTCGAGCCAGCGGCAGGCGTACCGAGCAGGTCGATTCCGACTCCGTACCGGACGAGGCGCGACATGATGCGAGCCGGGAGTTCCTGTTCCAAGTGGTCGGACTCGGAACACTCGTCGTACGAGATGAACCCGAACTGTGCGCCTGCGAGAGACGAACCTTGGTCGTGGCCGGTAGGGACCGTGTAGAAGACTGAGCCGTTACGGAACCGGAGTTCACCGAGCGTGGCGTTCTCCGATACGAGAAAGTCCTTGAGAAGAGGGCAGAGTTTGTTCGTGCGCTTCTTTTCTTCCTCGATGATGATGAAGTTCTCGCTGAGGATGGTCTTGACGTAGGTGTACGCCTGCTTCACCTGACGGCTATGAGGACTCAGGTTGAGTGACATATACGCAACCTTGTCGAACAGCTCACCGTTGACATCGACGCCGTGTTTGTAGTACAGGAACCAGAGGTGCTTGATGGCGATGGCGGTCGTCTTTCCTGCTTGGTTTGAACAAGCGACGACATTCTTGCCGTACATGAACCCGCCGATATCAGAACCCTCAACGCCGTACTTGAGCGGCCACTCGCTGCGTGGAGTGCAGCTTCGCTCTAGGTAACGCTTCTGAAATGAATTGAGTTTGATTCCGAGCATCTCCTCACTGAACTTAACGACGTCGTTTCGGCAGTCAGCGTTCAGTTTCAAAAGACGGATGAACTCCCGTTTGGTATCGGGAGTCAAGCCGCTCATTGAGAAGCTAGAGATTGCTCTCTCCAATTTGCTCTGATGAGGAATCATTTTGGAGTGCGGATTCGAGTTGCATTAACTGTTCGCCCGTCAGCTTTCCAGAGGCGGCTTGGCCAAGGAGGTCCATGAGGAACGACGCCTCACCGACCTTGGCAGCACTCTTCTTGATTGCGAGGTCTTGCTTCTTGTGGACGTGCCTGCTGATGTAGGCGAAGACACCGAGAGCGTGGGCCTTCCTCTTCAAACCAATCTCCGGGTCGTCGTCGTCGCTCGCGTAGGACAGCTCGTTCTCAGCCGAGTCAATGAGACGGTCGGCGAGAGACTCTGTTCTCTGTTCAAGGCTCCGGTCGATAGGGACCGCGCTCTTCTTCGGCAACTCCTTCCCGAAGATTGGGTTCGCCCTGATGACTGTCTTCCCCTCAGCTTCGAGAGCGTCCTGACGAGCAGCGAACTCCACCTTGAGTCGTTTATTGAGCTGCCTGCATGAGTAAGGCTTCGGCCAGAAAGGAACGTCCGGCTTGACCTCATCGTTATACTTGATGATGAGGTCAAAGATATTACGGCTCTTCCTCACAACCGGGTCCACGCGGTTTTCAAAGTAGAACTCAGCGAACCGAGCGCGGTTTGCCTGCGTCTCAATGAGGCCGGTGAACGTCTCCGGCGTCCGGTCTGGCGGGTATCCAAGCAGCGCTACGGGGAACCCCTTTTTCATGGATGCATCTTTTCTTGGCATGGTTCGACAGTAGCACAACGCAATGAATGTTGTCAAGTCCCTGACACTGGCGATGGGTACTTGACACGATTCCCGGTAGTGTGTATACTGTCTTGTAAGGGCGTCCGGCCCCACAAACGGAAGAGAACGGTCAGTGGATAAGTTCGTGCATAGTCCACTGAATACGGGGCTTCCTGTCGATGACGTACTCAATCCAGCAGGAAGCACAGACGGCTGTACCTTATGAAACGGGGCAGCTCAAGGGCGAAGCAAGAGACTTACCGATGAGCAGAAGGCTGACTGCCTCTGTCACCGTCACGAACGCTGAAAAGCGGGGAGAGCAAGAGTGGGTACATAGTGACCGGCCCACGAGAACATTCAGTGAATCTCAAGGATTCCTGTAGAACTCGACCTCTTGAGTCCGTATACTGTCAGTCCGACAGCCAACCGGCAGCGCACTTAAATGTGCGTTCTCGTACCACAAAGTCTTCGCCAATCATTCTGCTGAGGGGTTTTACTCTAACGTACCTTGTGTGCGTTGGGAGAGTCGTCGTACCTGTAGTGCCTCTTGCCCCCGGCAGGGTGTGGACAAGTATGAGAGGTTATCCACAAGAGAATCGTTGGTGATTATTGTCCCGGTCCATGGACGTACCCTCCCCTCTCCCCCAATCCTAAAAAGGAAACACCCACCACCCCAATCCCACTTCCCAAAAGTGTCAGACAGTTATCAAGAAAGAGCGGGGAGTTCGTGTACGACATACACTAAGGAGGGGAGGGGGAGTCATGCGACACCTGCAAGAAAACAACAAGATAAAAAACAACAACGAAAGAATTAATACTTGACGTGTGAAGTTTAAATCCTAGTGCGGGACTTGGAATTAGATTGGAGGTGAAAGGGTAGAGTATCTTCCAGCACCCTAAACGCCACTAAGTTGCAACAAGCGGGAACATTCCTTCCCCTTAAACCACTGTTGATTACAACCCTCGACAAGCCCTTGACAACCACTGACGGGCATGTTACACTGACCGCAGGGAAGTACGGAACGGGAACGCCAAGGCGTGCCTGCTACTCCACTTCCCACATCGCACACGCTCCTTCCCCAACCGCATATCGAACGCTTGCCCAACGCGACCCCTTTCGAGGGACAACGCGAGGCATGGCCCAAGAAGGTATACATATCTTATCGGGCGCGAGTGTTCATCATTATGACGGCGGGGAGGGGGTCGCCAAGCGTACGCAGTACGCGCAGGCCTTGACAACGACCGAGAGACATGGTACAGTTACGGAGTCGCTAGGGATTGACCAGAACGGCACATACACTATCGTGACGCGCAACGACTGACGAGGATACCTTGACAACGTGAATAGCGTGATTGAAAACACGTCATGCACCGCATACACGCTTCCACCGACGACCCCATTGGCGGGGTCGAAGACGAACTGACAACCTTCGTTGTCTAACTGGACTATATCCAAAGTCCTACTGCCAAGCCCGTACCGTTAGCCTCGTTAAGCAACGGAAGACGGCAAGTGCAATCGTTTACGGATAAGACACCTTTGTGGAATCGGCGAGGAAAGTTAGAACGGCCCGTCATTGTGCGGGAACCGATGACACCCTTGTCGCAGTATGCAACGCATGGCCCTAGCGTCAATCACCTTTCACTGTATCATGGCGGTAACGGCGTAGCCACGCCCCGCTGAACGATTGACGGCAAGAGTGGACGGCTGTATAAGCCTATGCCCTCGCCCTTCAAAGTCCGGTCATGAGTGAATCATGGGCGGGCTTTGGTGGACGTTTTAAACGTCGCCATTATTCACAATAACTCCGCTATGCTCGCACGTTTCAACGTCGGCGCGAACAATGACACTGGACTAGTGGACCGTACGGCGGTCGTTTCGGCGGTGTCGCACGTTTTCGATGGGTTCACTATGCTAGACGCGAAGGGCTATTGGAAGGGCAACCCCGAGGAATCAGTGGTCGTCGAGGTTTATGCTGGACCGACTGACACCATTCGCGAGTTCGCGGACAAGTGTCAAGAACTTGCCTCTAACATTGCCCTGCTCTGTAATCAGCAGTGCGTCGGCCTCTCATTCGTCATGGCTCCGTTTCACCTCATCGACCGCGACGGTAAAGAGGTGGCGTAAGCGAACTTTTCAGTTCGCAAGTGTCAGATAAAAAACACAAACAAACATATGACCAAAAAGGAATTGCTCGCACGGCTCGACCGTCTGAACGTCATCATCGATACGCGTATCAATCAGGGCAAGCCGTACGCCGACTTCGCCCGTGAGCATACCGCTATCAGGCTGTTGCTTGGCCTTACACGCTAGCGGTATGCGCTCGAAACTTCACCCTTATCATCGTCGTAAGCGCGAACAACTGAAGAAGCGACTCGTCTTAGAGACTGGCCTCATCGGTATCAGTCTCTTTGCTTTGTCTGGGTTCTTCTTCATGGGGACAGTTACTCTTCCCCGTGCGAACAAGCCGACCTTGCCAGAGGCCGAGTCAATCACTCAGCGTATCATCGGCTCAGTCATTCCGGCGGTCAACGCGTACTATGTACCGACCGAACCTAAACCGGATACGGCTGTCATCACGGTCGTATCACCGCCGAAGTACGTCGAACCTAAACAGAAAGTCCGGCTCGTTTCGTCTGGTATGCCGACGCAAGAACAGAAAGACGCGACCGAGGTCGCTTGCGCTCATGCGTACGAGAAGCACGGCTCGTCGTCCTCGCGTGGTGAATTCATGTCGATGTGTTACACCGACCTCCTTGCTATCGCCAAGCACGAAAGCGGTTTCCGTTGCGACGCTATTGGCGACGGAGGCATGAGCCATGGTTGCTTCCAAATTTATAGGACCAAGCACCCTCACGTTTCCGTCGAACAAGCACGCGACTATGTGTTCGCAGTTAACTGGACCATCGAACGCTTGATGAACAACGGATACGGCGAAGGTCGCCGGACGTATGGGATTACCTCGCACAACGGAATCACGTTCAACAAGGACGGCTCGCTGAACACCGCACGGTACACCGACAACGTAAAGGCGACGGCCTCTCGTTTTAAGGCGAGTGGTCTGTAAGTTTATTCATATGAACAACCAACCACTCATCGAGTCCATCGACAAGGAGATTCAAAGCACCAAGTGCGACGAGATACAGTGGTGCCGTGAAGACGGACGCGTAGACCTCATCACTGAAGACGGTTTCGATTTCATGGACGTCGAGCCTCAGACACGGGAGGAAAACCTCATCTGGGCGCACGGCTACGTCGCCGGACTCGAACGCGCTAAGTCCATGCTCTCTAAATAAACGTACATGAAGAAACGCAACTTCCCCGACCACGGGGCGCACACGTCGTCGGTCTGCGAGTGCGGATTCAATCGCGCTCGATGGATTAAACGTTTCGGTACGACGCACCGTGTGTGCGGTGTCGTCAAGTGTCCGAAGTTCGACATGATTATTACCGCTCAACCCAGCAAATAAACGTATGGCCAACAAGAAGCCTGACTTCAAGTTCGAGGTCGCCGTTCCGCAGAAGAACGTGAGCGACGTACTCGCCGACGCGTTCGAGTGTGGTGCCTGCAACTATTGGTCCACCATCACCGCTCGTCGTCAGTCGTGGGATAAGGGCTATGATAGCGCGTGTCTCTTGAACTCAGGGTCGTGGACTATCACCGATAACGAAGCGAACAAGAAGCACACCATCACCAAGGTCCACGTCCTTCGTGGCATGAAGGCGCTCGCCAAGAAGTATCCGCATCACTTCAACGATGTCGTGTCCGGCAACTACGACAACTACACCAGCGACGCGCTCGTTCAGTGCGCCGTGTTCGGTGAGATAATGTACGGTTAACACTAACCCTATGAAAATTTACGATAAGCTTCTATTCGAAGAGGGCAAGCACGGTGGCAAGGTCATCCACAACATCGGGCGTGGCGGGTTCTATGGAATGTGGGCGCACGACGCACTCTTCTTCATGGGCTTGCCGGTCCTTCACTCGTTCGGCCTTCCTCCCAAGGTTGGCTTTTCTCTCGAAGACAAGGGTGGTGGCATCAATGTCCCTCGCGTCCTGTCCATCGAGGCCATGACCAAGCACGGCGTACCACTGTACGTCGCCAAGAAGGTTGCGTCTTTTCGGAAGGCTTGCCGTCTTAGGTACGAAGAACTTAATGAAGGCGATGACTTCATACTATAGTATGTTCTGCCAAGTACGAACGTGTACCCAGCAAGCGAAGACGACCATCGCTGTCTTCTCTTGTCCGGTCAAGTCCAGCGTGACCGACGACCTCAAGCCTGTCTCAGCGTACGACCTTTGCGACCAGCACGTTGACCTTCTCGAACAGATTGCGACCACGCTCTATGGTGTGTCGTCTAACAATAAAGTTTAATTACTATGGCCTACACAAAAACCATCGACGCGTACTACAAGGAAGTCAAGATTGTCCTCGACCTCACGACCAACAAGTTTTCTATCGACCACATGGACCTCGATGGTGAGTACGATACCATGGAAGCAGCAGAGAAGGCCGTGCGCGATTGGCTTAAGCCGGAGGTCGCAGAAGAGAAGGTTGGTGCCGTCGATGTCCTCGTCAGGAAGTCGGCGTACCGTGACGACGGAGGGTTCTACGAGGCGACCACTCGATTCGCTGTCCACTCTCGTCGTTGGGGCACACGCGTGGAGTATTGGGTCACGAAGAAGAAGACTCAGGGCAGCTACGACAAGAAGAAGGAGGCCATCGAAGGCGACAGAATCTTCCTCGACACACCGGAGAATCGCGCAGTCTTCGCTGAGCTGAAGGCCAATCAAGAAGTCTTCAATAAGGCGCAGGAGAACTTCAATCAGGTCAGTTCCAACCTCGCCAAGAAACTAACCAACGCTAAGCCCAAAGTGTAATGCGCCTCAACATCGAAAGACCGGAACGTGCGCTTGACATCCTCACTCACCTCAGTAACTCCCTTCTCAGGGCCAAGGCTGTGCCACACAATCGCCTTCTCCGTCTTGAAGCGCGAGGTGCCGGTTACACTGTGGAGACATACGTCCCGCTCATCCCTCCTGCCAACAAGCGCACGTCTATCAACCGAACGGTTCGGTTCTGGCCGACGTCGCAGAAGGATAACATCATCGTCCAGTACGGGAACTCACACGTCTTCCTCGCCAGCGACACCCCGAACGAGGTGGTCTTCGGTGGGAACTACGAGGCAAGCAACAAAGACGCGGCTAAGTTCATGTCTACGTTCCTTGCTACCGGCAAGGTCTTACTCCCATGATTAATCATTGCTGGATTGCGCCCGGCCTATCAAGGTCTGACAAAAGTGCCATCAACTTTGCGTTCGTTGATGCTCGCCTCGACACTCAACTTGAGGGCGTGGCCAACATCCTAGGAACACAGGGCTACGTCGCCAACTTCGATGCCGTCGATGCCAAAGGACCATTCGCTTCGAGAGGGAGGATGCTCAGGCTCGGTGCCATCATCTTCACCCTTCGCCGGAAGTACGGCGTGAACATCGTCACGGCACGAGGGAAGGACATGTCGAACTGTCCCACCGCCATGCTCAAGAACACCTACTACCTCGTCGGGTCGCTCGCCAAGGCGTTTAAGAAGGGTCGTCCGTACGACTTCACCAAGTTAAGCCATGATTCTCGCTAAGATTTGGGGGGCCGCGCTCATCATCATCTCGTTCTACGGATGGACGAAACAGACCGACGCTACGAGGGTAAGGCCAAGGCTACCATTGTATATGACCACGTTTCAGATGGCACTCGCCATCTCTGTTTTGTATGTCTTCCCTGCCATTGGACTTCTGCTCTTGACCGTTGTTGCGTAGTCTGCTACGCTGGGAAGTGTCAATAACAGAGACACTTATGAAGCGGAAGATGAACGAAGGTATCGTGGCAGTACTCGCCAACAGCGTCGGTGCTATCGGTATGGGGGCCAACTTCGCCAAGCCAATGAGCGCGGTCAAGAATCCGCTCGGTGGTACAGCGAAGTTCTCCAATCACCTCGGTCAGAGGATTGTATCCCCTCTCGGTGCCGACCTACTGAAGCCTGCTCGTGCAGCCTCAGCGACCGCTATGGGTGCGATTGCAGGCGCAGCCCTCGTCGGTGCCGGTGTCATTGCACACACGGCCAATGAAGGGGCGAAGGCAGAGGCAAGAGAGAACGCCAACCGAGATACTCCGGCGGTCGGCCTCGGCAAGAAGACCAAGTACAAGGCAGGAACGACACGCAGAATCCAAAATGCGACCAGAGGCTATTGACATCAGTAGCCTTTTCGTGGTATAGTTCAGTAGTCAGGTCGCACATCGACCACTTATCCACACCGGACATTGCTTTCACGCCGTGTTCCACCGTCGGATACTCAAGTCGTTCCGATGCGCGAATGACATTGTTCTTTCTGGCCAAGCCACCACTCCTGTCCGGCCCAACGGTGAACACCTTGTGGCTGGACGGTGGAGCGTGGCTACAGACACCCCCGGATTTGTCAAAATTAGGGGGGTAGGTTGAACGATAGACCCATAAAAGGTCAAGAGGTACCACTCGGCATATCAACCCCAACCCACGGGATTGTAGTAGGTCTGGCGTGAGAACCAGTGGAGAAGAGAGTCTGCCAAGTAAAACGTCCCATGAGTGTTGGTCGTAGTGAGTACTTCTCACATCGACCCGCAAGGGTTGTTTGGCAAAGCAGACCCCGCCATCCAACTCACTGCGGCTAACACTTATCGGACGTTTTTTGCATGAGAAAGACCAAGCTGTTCCAGTCAGACAAGATACCATTCACGCAGGTAGCCAACGCAGTCCTCGACGACAAGAGGATTTCATTCTCAGCGAAGGGGGTGTACGCACACCTCATGTCCAAGCCTGATGGCTGGGACTTCTCAGCCGAGCGCATCGCCGCCATGTCAGACGACGGTAAGAGGGCAGTCCTCGCCGCACTCAAGGAACTCGAAACAGTTAACCTCTTGACTCGTGTTCGACACAACTCAGGGAGGGTGGACTACATACTTAATAAGCTCCCGAGTGCAGAAAACGCACCGGGCAAAAGCGCACCGTGCGTTTTCGCACCGGGCAAAAGCGCACCGGTAAGTAACAAGGATACGGAGCAACAAGTAAACGGAGAAACAAACAACGTAAGTAACACCCTGCCGTCTTCGACGGAGGCGGTGCTTGAACCGGTTACTGTGAACGCCGACGTTCCGGCAGTGAAGAAACGAACGCCGGTCGTAGAGGTAGTCGAACACTTCTTCCGAGCCAAGGGCTGGGAGAAGGGCAGCCTCCCCGGTCGGACGTTCTCATCGTTCGTCCGTCCGGCGAAAGACCTCATCGACGCAACCGGCTCTGTTGAGGGTGCGTGTGCCAAGATAGACCTCGTTAAGCGCTGGGCCGACGAGCGAGAGCTTTCGTGGTCGCTCGAAACAATCTTCAAGCAGTGGGACGCCCTCGAAAATCCAACCGCTGAGGTCAGGAAGAAGAAGGCATACATCGACGGCGACCGTGCCTACCAAGACGCGCAAGGTAACTGGAACGTCATCCTATCGACAGGAGAACACCGGAAGTACATCGGTTCGTTGGCCGGTCTGACCTACCGGTAGGGCGTATGTCAACAAGAGCAGAGAAAATCATCAGTCGTTTACGGGAGCCTGTCAGCGAGTCTCCTATCGAAAGAATGGTAGCTGTCACGCTGTACAAACTGAACATAGAGTTCCGTCAACAGGAACCGTTCTGCCCCTACTTCGCTGACTTCTTCTTGCCGGAGGTAAACCTCATCATCGAGTGTGACGGAGCGGAGTTCCATCTCGATAAGGAGAAGGACGCTCGGAGGGATGCGTACATCCTTGCGAATCACGGCGTACGCACGATACGCCTCACTGGAAGCGACATCGTTTCAGGTGGGGAGGGTGTCGTGTGGGCAGCTTTTCAGGGCAGGAAGATTGAGCAGTACAACAAAGTTACTCGTAGGAGAATCGAATCGACCTACGACTACTGCCCATTCAGAAAGGGTTACTACGACCAATACGGCAACGAGCAGCACGGCACTTGACAAACGAAATTTAATAGTGTATACTTCCTTCATATGGATGAACAACTCGACAATCAAGTGAGCGACGACCCGACCGACTACGACGTGGCGTCGAAGGACGCTGCCCTTGAACTCAGCGACAAGCCGTTCATCTGCGTGATGTGCAAGATGCACAAGACGTGGACCGTCGGTGAGCAGGAGTTCATGCAGAACCTCAAAACGCAAGGACTCATCGAGCGTGTCAAGGAACCGAAGCGTTGCTCCGACTGCCGGGCCGCACTGAAGCGAGCAGCGTAGGCATCGTGCCTCGCCGTCTGTATCTTGATTCCGTGGTGTCTAGGCAGGGATGTACACCCGAGGAGCCATAGGCTAGGGCTGTCGCGTAAGCTCGTGCATGGGAGCTGACGGATACAGGCGACGATGCGCGAGCATCGTGTGTTGCCGAATGAGCGGCGCACAAAACAAAAGAGGCCAGTCATGGCAACGCGCATTGAAGTGTCCGTCGACATAACCACCGACCTTGAAGAGTTCCTACACTACTTCAAAAGCATCGGATGGAAAGTCATACACGTCGGTAACAGAAAGCGTAACCACAAAATCGTTGTGACTCTTGAGAAGAACATTCTCGGGATGTCGTGACTCTCGGCGTTGCACCTTGTGACGCCACTCTCTCATGTTCTATCTGCCACTAGGCAGGAGAAACACAAACCACTATGGCAGTTGCCAAGAAGGTTGTCTCCAAGAAGCCGACCGCCAAGGTCGCCGTCAAGAAGACCGCCGCAAAGTCCAAGCGTTAATCCGCTGCGTCACGCACAATGCTTGTCTGCGTGACGCTCATATACTATCAACATCATCATGGAATACTTCAGCGCAGGTCAGCACATCATGCGTACGTTCGATGAGAAGTCGCACGACAAGGACAGCAAGCTCGACGTCAAGTCGTTCGTCGTCGATGCGCTCATCGCCGGAGACGCCGCATCGGACGCCGAGTATCACCGGGCCAAGTTCGGTGAGTTCCACGTCAGCCAACTCTACTCGTGCCAGCGTGGTCAACTGATGACCGCTCTCTGTATCGAGCCACCGACACCGACCGAGTACGAGGCGTTCACCAAGGTCAGGAAGATGGGCGTGTACAAGGCAGGCCACCTCTTTGAACAGTTCATCATCGACACTCTCGGAGACAAGGTAGGCGCACGTCAGCAGGAGTATCGGATGGAGTACAAGGGCATCACGGTCGTCGGAAGGTCCGATGGATACGTCATCGACGGAGAGAAGATGCGCGTCCTCGAAGTGAAGTCTGTGAACTCCAACGCGTTCTGGCATCGTGAGAAGCGTGGTGAACTGGTCGCATGGCACAATCAGATTCAGCTTCAGACCTACCTTTGGATGGAGCGCGAACTGTTCGGTGAAGAGCGTGACGGAGTGTTCGCCTACGTCTCGAAGGACGACTGCACCGTTATCTCGACGAACGTCAAGTACAACCCGGACATCATTGAGAACATCGTGAAGCCAACGCTCGACAAGCTCGCAGCAGCCTACGCCAAGGCTCTCACAACTCCCATCGACCCGACGCAGAACGCAGTGAAGCAGTACGAGGACGCGCTCTCTATGCTCGAAGCACCGCCGGAGATTGAGTTCGACCCCGTTGCCACGAAGACCGACCCGAACGGAAAGTACAAGGTGTCGTGGATTGCGAAGAGATGCGACCACCATCGTCTGTGTGTCGGTGATGATTGGGAGGTGGTAGCCAAGGACTCGGTTAAGAGAATGAATAAGACAATCTAAAAGTAGTATGGAATACAAAGAAGCGTACATCGTACAGATGGAGGAAGCCATCAAGAAGGACCGTGCCAACCTCCAAATCGCCAATGATATTGAGAAGGAACTCGAACTGCCGAGGGCTGAGCTGTCTGGTGTGAACGCCATCCTCGATGTCCTCACTCACCGGAAGAACGACCTCACACTTCTCATCGCCAAGCGCGAAGGTGAAATCCCTGAACACTCCAACGAGATGACACTTGCTGCTGCCGACGATATGGTGGCAATGATGCGAGAGAAAAATGCACAAGCCGAATCTGAAGCCTGAGTTCAAGACAGCGCCGGTGATGCAGGTCGGTAAGTACAAGGGAGTGGCAGCAGACAAGCTGCCTCTCTCGTACTGCCGGTGGATGCTCACTCAGAAGTTCCCTGAAGATGTGACGCGTGTCGCAAGGGCGAAGGTAGAGGCGTCGCCACTTAGAAAGAAGTCCATCTCCATCAGCATCCATGCCATCGACAAGTTCTCCTTGCTCTACCTTGACCGGTGGCAGAAGGAAGGACGACCGAACGGCATCGGCATCGGTGAATATGTGATATCGCTTGGGACTCAGGCACTTCTCCTTGGTAAGCGGATTCCATCAGACAGATTCCAAAACGACGCTGAGAGGTACTCCTACGATGGTGTGATATACGTTTACGGTGGACAGTCCGACCTCCCTGAATACAAGGAACTCGTCACACTCTTTCCTGATAAGCCCTTGACAATATAGAACGGATGTTGTATAATTCTTTGCAAAGGTCGCCTTCATAACCGTCAACGCTATGAATGATGGATACCAGAACGGGGAGGTTTTATGGCCGATATCAACAGCCGCCAAGTACCTCTGTCTTCACCGGAAGACACTAGAGAGGCACATACGGGCAGGCACGTTGTTCTTGCCAGAACGAATCGTCCGAATAGGTAGTCGAATACGAATCCCACGAGAAGAAGTGTTCCGGGTGGCGAGTGGAATCATTCGCACCATTAAAAACAACTCAACTAACAACCTCCCACATGTCCCTCGCTGACTTCGCAAAGAAGACGCTCGCCAAGAAGGATGCCATGTCGACCTTCCTCAAGGTCGCCGATGGCCAGACCGTCCACATCGAGCGTGTCCGTTCCGTCACTGACGCAGAGAAGACTGACCCCTCCGGTAAGGCAAAGCCGGTACTCAAGCTCACCGTCGACGTGAACACCGAGTTCGGCCTCGTTGCCAAGGTGTTTGAGGTTGGTTCCGGCAAACTCATCTCTGAGATGGTCGAAGCCGGTATCGACGTTGGCTCGTCGTTCGACATCTCTCGCAAGGGAGACAAGCTCGAAACGACCTACGCCATCTCGAACGTCGTCAACGCTCCCACGAACCCGCTCGCGTAACCCACACCCAACATGTTCGACGAACCGAAAGCTCCAACCGAATCCGAACTCGCCGCCCGAAGTGAAGCGAACGCCGCTTCCACTGCGGATGCAATCCGATTGGCTGAAGAACACAAGGCTCGTGATGCTGCTCAGGGACACCTGACCGGCGACGCGGCGATTGTGAACGACGTAGTACCACTACTGAAAGACAAGCTCTTCGGTGAACAGTTCGGTGACCCGTCGACTCTCCGGCCCCGAGAGGGTGGCGAAAGCGCGGCGTGAGAGGCGTCTACCTTCTCGTGAAGGGATGGTACCTACTCGCCAAAGCGAAGCTTGGAATGTACCTCCTGAAGAAGTACAACCCACCAATGCCGACCATTCTCAAGTGGCCTCACCCCGCACTCAGGACGAGGGCTGTCGACCTCATCGCCGGACACGACTACACTGAGGACAGAGAGATTATCGACCTCCTCAAACAGATGGACATGGCCCTCCGGTCGGTGACGCATGGCCACAAGCTCGGCCTCGCTGCCAACCAGATTGGCTCCGACAAGAACATCGCCATTGTTCTCGGACGAGTCTGCATCAATCCGTCGTTCGTTGCTCCGAAAGACGGTACGCCAAAGAAGATTGTCGTCGAGGGTTGCTACTCATCTGATGGTGAGTATCAACTCGAACGATGGCCGTACGTCTGGTGTACTTGGTACGACCTCACTGGCAAGCAGCACACCGAGAAGTCGAACGGCGTCTTCGGACACGTCTTCATGCATGAAGTGGACCACCTGAACGGAGTCTGCATCGCAGACATCGGAACTAAACAACCTGAGCCTAAGACCACATGACAAAACGGACAGCCATGATACCTTTATTCGCAAGTGTATCAGATGAAAAAGCTGGTCCGTTGCAAGCAAGGGTAGATGCAAGTGACCTTGAGGAGTTGTTGAAGTATAAGTGGTACTTCCGACCAAGGCGTAAGGGGTGTCTAGGTTTCTACGCTTACAGGACGGTGCATGGTAAGTACCTGCCGATGCATAGAGTTTTGCTAGGCAAGCCACCAAGCGGTAAGACAATTGACCACATTAACGGTGACGGGTTAGACAATAGAAAAAGTAATCTGCGTCTTGTTTCTCACCAAGCGAACTGTCTAAACAGGGTTGTTGGGAGAAGAAATAGAAGTGGTGAGGTTGGTGTTTTCAAAAGTAAAAATGGCGAGAAATGGGTAACACAAATCTTCTATAAGAAGAAGTGCCTCTCGCTCGGAGTCTACGGCACAAAAAAAGAAGCAGTTAAAGTGCGGCGAATTGCCACACGAATCATCCTTGGATTAGTTTAACTTCAAACACTGTGAAGTACCACTTCAATGAGGAAGTCAAAATCGGCGACAAGACGTTCGACAAAGACACGGACCTCGAAATCACTGCCGACCAAATCGGCGAACTCACCGACGAAGCGCGTCTCGCGTTCAACGAAGCCATCAATGACGGACGAGTATCACCTGTGGAGCCACACGTTCCGAAGTCAGAAGACGTGACCGACCTCCCAAAAGAACAGCCCTCGGTGCCAGAGGAAACTGCCTCTGCTTCGCCCGCAGTCGAACCGAGTGCAGATGTCCCTGTCGAAGCTGCGAAGACCTCAGAGCCGGTCAAGAATGACTCTAAGCCAGAGAACCCCGTCAAGCTCTCAGGGTGGGTGGGTGGTCACACTATCGGACAGGAGAACAAGCGTCCCGGTGGTTCGCTGACCACTCGTGACCCGAACCTCTCCCGTAAGCAGTAAGGTAATCAACGGGCCTCACGGCCCTCATATACTATCCATGCTCAAACCGATTGCGGCGAGGCACAAGGACGGACGACCGCTGTTTCGGTGCAGTGAATGTGGCGACGGAGGCGAGTGTCACTTCGAGACGCGGTTCCAAAAGCCGAACAAGAAGATGCGCGAGAAGGGACTGAAGTACGGGAAGACACTCTACACTGTCCTTGTCTGCAAATGCGGGAACGAACTCACTGATAAACAACGAGTCCAAGGAACATGAACAGCCGTGCCAAAGGGAGAAGGAATGAGAACCGAGCGCGTGACCTCCTCATCAAAGAAGGGTGGGAGGTTGAGCGTCCGAACTTCACACGGTTCGGTAACAAGGACTTCTTCAACCTTTGGGACTTGGTAGCCGTGAAGGACGGAATGACGAGATGGGTCCAAGTTAAGACGGGTAAACGGCCAACGGTTGAATACATGGAGGGGCTTGCAGGTTTCGCTGGGTGTGGCACAAAGGAGCTATGGATTTTCTACGATAGGGTAAAAGAACCTGACATAATCGACATGGAAAACATGAAGCGCTGCGATGCTTGCAATCGACCTCTGTTTCAGAGGAAGAACGAAAAAAAGGGAGATTATGAAACGAGAAAGAATTGCGACAAAAAGTGTGGAGCTATCTCTATTGGCAGGGCGTCTATAGGACGAATACCTACAAAGGAGACTCGAAAAAAGATGTCTGATGCAAAGAAGGGGCTTTTTGAGGAGAACCATTCTAGCTGGAAGAAGACTGGTTTTACCTATGAGGCTTTGCATCTGAGAGTTAGAACGAGATACGGCAACCCAACTCATTGTGAAATGTGTGGGGTAAAGGAAGCTCCTGCTGGCTTGACGGTAAGAGGAGTAGAGAGAACTCGAACTTACTTCGAGTGGGCGAATATGACTGGCTCAACATCTCTTGAGAGAGTGAACTGGAAGATGCTCTGCTTGCCGTGCCATAGGCGAGAGGATGCAAACAACCCAAAAGGAGGAAGAGAAAAAGTGGAAGGTTCTCACGATTTGGTACGACCGTAAACCTGAACCACGAATCATCTTACTATGACGAAAAAACTCCAAGCATACGCCGCGCTAATTTGTTTCTCCGTCTCTCTCGTACTGCTGTCATTGGAGTTCGGATTCAGACGAACGCTCGGTGTGATGCTCTACATCGAGTTCATAGGTATCGCACTCGCACTTCAAAAGAACTCGGTATGAGCAAGTATCCGTCGACCGTCTGTATCCTCTTCTCTCACTGCAAGGTGTGGGACAAAGAGTTCGGTAGGCATCTCCGTTGTAAGGGAAAGGAGTGGGGCTGCTCCGATGACTGCAAGAAAGACCACTGCTGCCGATGCGGAGCAGATATGAAACCTAAACGTAAATCCACATGTCCCGCATCGAACAACTCAAAGAGGAACTGGCGAACAAACTCAAACTTACTGGTTTTGCAGGCTCGTACTCTAACGAACTCGCCTCCGCAATCATCACCACAATCGCCCCCTTCCTCAACCTAGATAAGCCAGAGGAGGAGTGGCCGAAGACCGAAACGCTGTACTGGTACATCGACTCCATGCGTGACGTAGAGTGGAGGGAGTGGAAGAACGATTATGTTGACCAGTGGCGCAAGGCATCAAACAACATCTTCCGTACCGAAGCCGAAGCCCAAGCCCACTGTGACGCAATCCTCGCAGGGACCGTGCGGGTAGTGGTTGAGAAGGTCTAAGCCCTATGTCACAACCCAGCATGAAGGAGAGGATAAAAGCGATAGCAGAAAGAGACTACTGGTGCGTGGAGTTGTGCGGAGCAACTGAAAGCCACCGCAAGAACCTCTGTTATTGTGAAAACGGTAACTGTATCAAGGCTCAGCAGTTTGACGCCCTCGAAGCCCTCGTAAACGAGGCAAGAGCGGAGGGGGCATGGGCGGTGGTAGACGCAGTGGAAGAAGTTTCACTCTACGCGGATGGCCAAGGGCAAGACGATTACCGAACGACAGGACAAAAATGCCACGATTCGGGTGTTCTCCAATGTTGTTCTTCCGTCCGTGCAGCAGTTAAAAAGTTCGGCCCCCGCCCCACAGAGGGAGATAAAGACCTAGAGACATGAAATGGCCCATCAAACCCCCAGCACCACCAAAGCCCTACGCTAGAGCCTTCGCCCTGTGGCCCACCGAGGTTGAGGGGCATGTGGTGTGGTTGGAGTGGTATTGGTGGAGGTGTACAAGTTGGAGAAGTTGCCACCAAAACGGTTGGTACGAAGAACCCCGTCCCCATTGCGTCTGCGCTAAGTTGTTCCTCGAACCTCCTAAGAACTGACAGATAGAGATATGAAGCATGCAAGTTTGGAGACTGCAAAGCGATTGAGGGAGGCGGGGTGGCCGCAAAACGTCTCGGAGAAGTACCTCTGCGCTTTTGTTGGTGAATGTCGCCACTTGCTTCCCGAGCCAACTATTCATTGTGACCACGTTGCCGCCCCCGACGTATCCGATTTGCTTGAGGCGTTGCCGTATGGGTATCTCTACAAAACCGACCATGGTTCCTACAGAGCGATGTTCAAAGACCCTGACAACGTGAGCAAAGTTGATGTTCCGGCCACCGAACTTCATAGTTCACCCGCCGAAGCTCTCGCCTCACTCTGGCTCGAACTGAAATCCAAGAACCTCCTATGAAGAATCACTCCATTAACTGCTCCTACACCATAAACGGCATGGTCTGCACTTGTCCGGTGGAGAATAAGCCTGAAGAGAAGTGCTACGACTGCGATGCCCCATTATCGGCGCATGAAGACGGACTCTCGTGTAGCGTGAAAAGGTCTGCTCTCAAGCCCCTGACGGAGAAGAAGGAACCCTCCCCCGTGAGTGAGGAGAAGCCCAGCGTTGAGGGATGGAGGGAGGAGTTTGATGAAGAGTTCGGAGAGAGGGTGACGGAGCGTTGGGAGAACAATCGTGGGGAAGACGTGGAGTGGCGTTTCAAGCAGGACGAACACTACCCTGAAGTAAAGGCCTACATCACTTCCCTCCTAGACCGCAAGGAGCAGGAGATTTACCAGAAGGTTTTGGGGGTGGTGCCGGAGTGGAAAGACGCCATGCCTACAATCCCCAATAGCGAAGAAGTGAACGGTCTTACGCAGGGTCAGAACAACGCTCGCCAAGCAGTCCTCGACTTGATGAAACGAACATGACCTTCTGGCAGTACGTCGCCGCTCATGCCGTTGGTGGACTCATCGAGTTCGGTGTACTGTTCCTGATATTCAAGAGCCACAAGATTCACATTGGTAAAGACTCTGTTGAACTATGAACTCTGTCACACGCATAATGAAGTCGGTAACGAACGATGACGCTAGTGCTTGCTGCGATGCCAATGTGCGTGTCGAGAGAAGCTCAGGTCCGGCAGCAAGGGCGTCGCACTGGTTCGTCTGCGAGAACTGCGGGAAGCCAACAAGCATAACACCTAAGCCTAAAACGAATGAAGACATGCGACCACGGTGAGAGAAACTTCAGAGAAGGGAAGTCGGCTAAGGGTCCGTGGGCCGCATGGTTCTGTGCTCTTCCGAAGGGAGATGCGTTCGCTTGTGACCCGATTTGGGAGGACGTGAAGGACAAGTCACTAGTCGACATGGACGACATCGCAAAAGAGATTCAGAACCTTCACCGTAAGCTCGATACCATCCTGAATCTCCTTGCCCCGAAGACGGAGTTCCCGACAATGATGAAAGCGCAGGAGGAAGAGATTGCTGTCGAAGACTTCCCTTTTAACTAAGACCCGGGAAAGTCGTAAAACTTCCCACCGTATGAAGACTTGCTTCAAGTGCCACAAAAGAAAACCGCTTACCTCTTACTACGCCCACAAAGCAATGAAGGATGGCCTCTTGGGTAAGTGTAAGGCGTGTACAAAGAAAGATGTTAAGTTGCGTTACGTTTCAGAAGAAGGCTCGGCACTGATACGGGCTTACGAGAAGCGACGCTGCGGAGAGGTTGGTCGAAAGATGAAAGTGGCACTCTATCAGAAAAAGAGAAACGAATTGCATCCCGGAAAGGCCAAAGCAAGGAGGGCTGTAAACAATGCCATTCGTGACGGGAGGCTGGAAAAGAAGCCGTGTGAGCGATGCTTCTCGCCTAAGTCTAAGTCTCAGGCTCACCACCGTGACTATCGCAGCCCATTAAAAGTAATCTGGCTCTGCTTCTGGTGTCATCGTACAGAGCATGGTCAACGCCCATTCTAAACAAAAGCCGCCCCGTAAAGGGCGGTCTTCTGTTATATGGCTTTCCGTAGCTTGGCTTCAGGCTTCGACCACCGTGACCAAGTATCGAACATTGCGGGGTCGAGGACGGTACGCATGTCCCAACGTCCGTAGAGCATCGCCTTCTTTTCACGGACGGTCGGGAGGCGTCTGGTCTGAGTGTAGAACCAGACGGCATCCTTGTACCAGTCCCACTCACTCTTCGCTGGCTTCAGGTTGTAGCCATTATCAACGGCGAGGTCGAACACTCCGTCATTGAAGTACGGCAACGGGTCGATGTACCCGAAGTATCCGTTCTCGTAGTCTCTGATGTACGGACCAGCGCCACCGGCAATCCAGTAGATGCGCCTGATACCGAAGTGGAGGTGAGGCCCGGTCGAGAACCCCGAGTTGCCGGAGAGAGCAATGACCTGACCAGCGCGTACCGGTTCGCCGTTCTTGATACCAGCAGCAAGCTCGGAGAGGTGGCCGTAGACCGTCTCGATGCCAAGCTCCTTGTTACGAATCCACACTACAAGCCCGTAACCGCCGGGATTGTTGGTCGTGTAGATGTCT